ATAGTGATTGTCAATGATGTCACCAATAAAGACAACCTGGTTGCAGTCATATTTCTTGTAGATCTCTTTGCAAAAGTCAAAATAGCCATCTAGTTCAAAAGGAGCATGTAGATCACCAATTGCCAAGATCCTTCTCTCTGATGATTTGTTTTGTGGTCGATTCTCTGTGTTTATGTTTTGCCAAAAATTAGTATTCATCCTTCTCTGTTTTGTTCATGATGTTTGTCTTTTGCTTGCTACCAGCAGAAGATCCAAAGTAGTATCCGATCACTTGAGTAAAGGCTGCCACTACAGCTCCAAAACCCATGTCAAACAATCTCTGCGATTCTTTTGGGACTTCCCAAAGTCCAATTGCTCCAAAAACAACTGCAACAAATGACAATGTAATTCCCCAGCCTACAGTCTTGAATAAGATGTCACTAGATCCAGAAGCAATTGCTTGCATTTCTCTCTGTCTAGCAGAAGCTCTATCTGCAACTTCAGCTTCATAGGCTTCCAAGACAAGCTCCTGTGCTTTTATTTTGTCCTCTGCAGGAGCATCAGATCCTTTAATGGATGCAATGACCTCCTCAACTCCCATGTTGCCATTGATGAGGCTTCCTAGGGTTGGATTGATTAGTCCCACAGAAGCCTTGATGAGCTTTCCTACTGTAGTTTGTCCGAATTTCTTTTTTTGTTTTGACATGATTCAAGATTTGCCATGTGATTCCAGGAGGTCTTTTGTTTTAGCTCTCATGAAACCTCTTTCAAATTCATTCTGTTTTTCAATCTTTAGAATCCTTTCCTCTAGTTTGTCAATCACTATGATTTTTTTGTCTAGTCTTTCATGTACAAGAGTCAGCTCATTTTTTAAAGCTGTGAACTCTGAGAAGATTCCCCCTGCTGTGAATACAGCAACTAAAAAAGACAGCACAATTGACAGATTGTTTTTGATGAAATTGTCTGGCATCATTTCTTTTTTGCTGGAATGTTTCTCCCTTGTTTTTTTGCTCTGGTGCAGTGGCTGATTTTGCCTTTTCTATTCAGTGACTTTCCCATTTCAATGTGCAGCCTACTGAATTAGTTTGGATAAAGGAAAAGGACTCCTGGAGATTTGTCTGGATCTGAGTCAACATGAATAAATCCACCTTTTGCAGAGATTCCGATTCTAGTAAATCCAGCCTCAATAAGAGCCTGTGTGATTTGAAATCTAGCAATAGATGTTGTGGCAGCAATGTCTGCTGCATATCCATACATGTGAGAGCTTCCCTTTGAGGTAGCTGACTTTTGTCTGCCTCCCACTTTTGTATTGTGAGCTTGACATCTAAAGCCAGATGTGATGACAAAAGGAGTGTTTCCTCTGACAACTGCCCTTGCATAGTCAAGCCTTTCAAGAAAATCAGCATCCATGTTGACTTTGCCAGAAGTTCCTGTGCTTTGACAAGAGCTGCATTTGCAATCAAATTCTGAAAATTTAAAATGATTCATTGTTTGTGTGTTTGTTGCCACCAGGATACAAATAGACCTTCTGCTATTCTACAGGCTATGTAAAAAGCAAGAAAATCCATTTTATTTGCTCAAGTGTGTTCCATCACAATACCCATCTGGATGCTGTGTGTTTCCACATTGACATGGCTTTGGTCCTTTCATGACTTTTTAGTTTTCCTAGTGACTTTCTTTTTGACTTTTTTTGCAGCCTCTTTCACATCTTCTTTGACATCTTCAAAAGCTTCCTCTACTTTGTCTGGAATGCCATCTTTGTCTTTGTCTGTGAAAACTCCATTGTAAGTCAAAACACCTACAATGGCTGCTGCAATAATTAAAATTGAAATTGCTACTATCATTTTTTTGTTTTTGGTGGATTAGTTTGTAGGTCATAATCTATAGACTTAGACAACAGAACTCTGTCAAGTGTGTTGTCATAATTCTCTAAGATTTGGGTTTGCAGTTCAATGATCATTTTCTCTAGTCTGTCTTTTTCAGAGACTAGAAGCTCAATCTGATTTTCTTTTTTATCAATTGTCCCTTTTAGTGCATCTACATCATGAGGATCTCTTCCTGTGATTGTGCTTATTATCATAGGAATTGAGGCTGAGATAGCTCCAATGAGCATGAGAACAGTCTCTTTATTAGAAGGTAAAACAGGAAATTGAATGAAAACAACAATGATCCCGATGATAAATAGAAAAATGATGAGTGATCCAAAATATGACCTCAGAGCTTTTGCCCTTCCATTTGTAGGTAGTTTCATTTTTTTAGTCTGTTATAAATTCCAATGCAACTGTAAATGATTGCACTGATTAAACTGATGACTTGAAGCACAGGAGTGACATCCTGCAAGCTGATTAGCAGTGCTATGAATGTCAATCCTATTGTTCTCAAATCTTCCATTAATGTAAGTGAACAGTTCTAACTGGACTTCCATTTCTAGTGAGTGAATAATTTCCTACAGCATACACTTGCCCATAAACTGATCTTGCAGAATTTATATAAGAGTTGGTTGCATTCCCTTCAGCATACCAACTGTAATTCCTAGAGCCACCACTACTCATAGATGGAATATATTCATAGTCATTGGCATACCAAGACACGCCACTAGCACATTGTTTGCCAAAAGTGTGATTGTACATAGAATTTGCAGGCATAGACCTACTCAAGCTAGTAAATCCTGACCTACAACTACCATAGTAAACATAGCCATTGAATGGTCCTTGATTTGCATAGGTAGAAATTGCGTTTCCTGAGCTTGCATAAGAAATAGAGACTGCAATAGGAGCTGCATTTGTCGCTTGACTGACTGTAGAGCCTCGAACTTCTCCTGCTGCATTGATCGCAAAAGCCGTTGCATAGTAAGTTGTTGATGCACTTATAGAGGTCATACTTCTTGAAAAAGTTCCTGTTCCACTCCCAACAGTGTACTTTGTGTTTGAAGCATAATTTGATGATGTCCCAAAATAGAAGCCTCTACTTGTTATTGTGCCACCTCCATCATTTGTGACATTACCATTTATTGTCATAGAATTGTAGGAAACGCTAGAAGCTGAATTTGTCACAACAGTAGCTGCAACAACATCACTTTGTCCATAAAAAGCCTGCATAGAGATTTCTCCAGAGCCTAAGCCTGCATCATCTCTTGCTGTGAGCAATGATATATCCTCTGTCCCAGGCTGATCAAACTCTGCTTCAATGTCTGCAATTAGTGCAATTTGTCCACTTGATACAATCGGCATAATTTAAAATTTTTAATCTCTTACTAACTCAGTTAAACCTTCTCTTGTTAAAATGTCCTCATAGCATTGCTCATAGACATTTCGATCATAGTCATAGTCTGGTAAAATTTCACCTCCAAAAAACAAAGGGTTTTCTGGATCTTCATTTCTAGCCTGTTCACTCGCATAGGCTGCAAATCTGTAAGGCACAACTTTGACTTGATCATATCCTGTTGACTCATCACTTACAGAATAGTAGTGCCTGTCTAATTGTATAAAATAGACAACTAGATAGACATTTGTGTAGTCTGTTTGAGTTCTTACTCGCACAGGTACTTGTATTTCAACAGAAGTACCATCTGGTGTTGTTTTTGTTTCAGTTGTAAACTCTGTTTCACTGTCAGTGTAAACAACATTGCTGCAGTTTCCTATTAAAGCCATTTCTATCTATTTTCTAGTTTTTCTACTTTTTCGCTTAATGTTTTCACAGACTCAATCAGCAAACCTATCAGACCATTATAGTCAACTGTCAAATGACTATCATCAGAGTCAAGAGACTTGACCTCTTTTACTAGATGAGGCATCACTTTTTGAATGTCCTGTGCAATAACACCAGAGCTTTTTGATCCATCCTTTTTCCAATTAAAATCAACTCCCTTGATTTGTTCTATAGTTTCAAGAGGTGCAAAAATTGGCTTGATGTTGTTTTTAAGTTTTTCATCAGATGACACTGTAGTTGATGCTGCAATCACATCTCCATCAACATGTAGATCTCCATCAGCTTCAAGTCTCATTTCATTAGATCCATTTACATAGAAATCCATCTGTGTGTCTGTAGTCCAGGTGATGTAGTCTCCAGAATCTTTTCCAAATGTTCCTGCATAGACAGTAGAGGCATCAATTTGTCCATTGTTTGTAGAAGCAGCTTGTCCAATTCCTAAGCAATGAAATTGAATGTGTCCAGATGTTCCTAATCCTATGGAGTCTCTTGCAGTTGATCCACTCTCAACAACAAAGTTTGTCCCATCTCCAACAACAAAGCCTCCATCAGCTGCTGTCAGAGCAGCTAAAGAGTCAGAAGAGTTGTTTGCGACATAGTCAACTACTGCAGCACTTGTTGGAAGTGTTGTGTCATTGTCATTTGATCCTATTCCTTCAGCTTCAGTCACTATAGCAGCATCTGCAATCTTATCAAGTGTCACTGCATCATCAGCAATTTTTGCTGTTGTGATTTGTGAGTCAGCAATGTGAGCTGTGTCAATAGATCCATCAACAAAATGCTCAGAATCAATTGAGTCATCAGCAATCTTTGCTCCATTTACAGAATCAGCAGCAAGAGCTGTGTTGTCAACACTTCCTGGAGCATAGTGTTCTGCATCTATGGAATCAGCAGCAATGTGTTCTGAATCAATTGCATCATCAGCAATTTTTGTCCCATCTACTGCATCTGCTGCAATCTTTGCTGTAGTGACTGCAGAATTTGCAATTGTCAATGCAGTTGCTCCTGTCACATCTCCTGTGTGAGTTGCATTTGTCACTTTTGCTGTATTTGCTGCAATTTCAGTGTTTATAGAATTTGCTAATTTATCAGCAGTCACTGCATCATCAGCAATTTTAGCAGTAGTCACATTTGCATCTGTGATCTTTGCTGTTGTCACTGCACTGTCAGCCAGGTTTGATGTGCCTACAGCTCCAGCATCTGTTGAGAGCTTACCAGCCAAAGATGTTGTCATAGTTCCTGCAAAGTCTGCATCATCATTGAGTGAAGCAGCAAGCTCATTGAGCGTATCTAGAGCAGCAGGAGCTGCATCAATTGCATTTGCAACAGCAGTGTCTGCATAGGCAGTTGTCGCTATTTTTGTGGAATTATCTCCAGCAGTCTGTGTTGTTGTAGTTGGATTCCCACCTAGTGCAACATCATCTGCAATTCTAGCAGAAGTCACAAAGTCATCTGCATAGATTTCAGCAAAATTGTTTTTTGATTTTGTTGCAAAAGCTCTGAGATTATCACCATCTCCCGAGTTCGCTGCTGTGCCTGTATTTATTACTTCTAAAGCCATTATTTAAAATTAAAAAGTTGTTTGATCTGCAGTGTATATTGTTTGATCTGCAGTGATTGTTGTTGAATCTGCTGAAAGGATTCCTCCGTCTGCATTAAATGGATAGATTGAACCCCATCCACTTGCTGCATTTGTGTCTCCCCACCAGCTTGTTGTATATATCTGCCCATAACTCATAAAACCCAATCGATTTTGAATGATTCATAATTTGGACTCATGTCCTCATTGCTGTTTGAAAACCATTCTGGGAAGTTTGTAGAGGCATTGAATGCCATGTGATCTAGAAACCTCTCAGTGTAGCTCTCAGCTCTTTGTCTTTCTATTTGTACAAGATCCTTGATCTCTTCAGCAGAAGGCTCAGAAGCGTTCTCTGATGTATGTTTAAACACTCCTTTGTTTGAGATAGTGTAGGCTGCTGTCTTTAGGAACTCTGATAGTGTCAAATGGATCAAAATAGGCTTCACAAAATTGTTAAGCAGATCCAGATAGGGATTTGACAGTGAGCTTCCAGCAATGTCAGATGCTAGTTTGTTGTAGAGGTCTGTCCCTATGATCTCTCTGAGATATTGAGTCTGAGCCAGGTGCAAAGCAGGAACAAGCTTGTCACTGTCTATTGAGGAGTCTAGGATGGGACTCTTTCTGATTATATCGTTTTTGCTACAAAATAAAACTGTTGCCATATTAAACTGCTCTTCCTTTATTTGGTCGGTCTCCTGGAGGAGTTCCTTCTATTCCTTTTCTTTTTAGTCCTGGCACATTTGCCACTCTCTTGTCATTTTCTAGATCATCTGTGCTGCTAGGCTCTAGGAACTTTCCTTGAGTGTCTCTTTTTCTGAAAAAAATCATTCTCTTGAAAAAATGTCTGCAGTTAACACCTCCAGAATAGAGAAAAATGCTATAGTTGTCAGATCCTCCTTTTCCTAGTCCTGGATTTGGATCTAGTGCTGACAGTGCATCAATATCTTCTAGCCTATAAAGTAGTCCATGCTTTGTGCCTGCATTTCTTGACATCATCTCAACACAAAACTTTCTTTGTGGATTAGGATTTCCAGCATAGACATATCTCAGTTTGTAAAGACCTTTGTCCTCTTTGCTTTTAGTGTCTCCATCTGCAGTGTTTGCAAACATGTCTATTTTCGACAAACTGTACTCATGCTGTGGATCTGTGACTGCTGTCTCTTCTATCAGTTCCCACTCATCAGAAATGTCCTCTCCATACTGTGACAGCTTTTCTATGATTAAACTTTCATGCTCTACACTTAGATCTGGTTTCTGACTTGACAACTGCTGTCCTGTTTCCTCTTCAACTTGCTCCTTTGTCACAGCATTGTCTGTATCTGTGAACTCTATTGGAGTCAGTGTCTGCACATAAAGATCCAAAGAGATGCCATTTACTCCTAGGATGTCATCAACTGCATCTATAATGTCATTTTGATAAGGTTTAATCACTAGGTTTTCAAACAGATTGTGTGCATTCTGGATCTCTTCTGCATTGTTTCCAAGTGAGTTCCCTGTGTCTCTGATTCCTACTAGAAGAGGTGATGTGATTCTGTGTCCTATCATGAGCTTCCTGGAACACTCCTCAGAGATGTACTGATAGACTTCTGCAGAGTTTGGGGGGTTTATATCCTCAATGGTTGTTTTGTTCTCTACAGAGTCGCTAAATGAGACAATCACTTTCTCTCCATGTACTCCTGTGAGCTTGTCTGTGATCTCTTGTTTGATTTTTCTCATGCCCTCCACTGATGGAGATCCATTTGCAAATGAAACTAGCTTTGATCCAGAAAAAGAGTTCTCAACCTCATTGACCAGGAACTCAGAAATTGAGCATTCTAGCTTTCCATAGTTTAAAGAGCCGATGTAGTCTGGCACTGAATAATAGTGCATTGATGGAATGTGCCTTCTAATGATATAGATTTCATTTTTTGCACCAGATCCAAACACAGGAATCCTGGTCAGATTGTCTCCATCTTTGTAGTCTTTCCATTTTGGATGATAATAGTAGGCATTTATTGCTCCTTTGTCATCACACTTCTCTGCTCTTAGTGTCTCTCTATTGAAATGTGATACTTTGACCACTTTTTTCTGTAAGTAGCTCACCTGGATAGCAGCTTCTCCCAGGAGCTTGTAGTCAAGTGCTATTTTTTTGAGGTCTTTAGCTTTAAATAGTGATTTGAACTGAGCAAACTCATCTGGCTTTTTGGAAGCATTGTGAGCATGCAACCCCTTGCCCACGATTTGATTGACAATTCCTGTGATTGTGCTGTGAGATGTTGGACTGTTTAGATAGACATCTATAAGCTCATCATAGAAAAGATTGTTTGTGCCAAAAGCTACAAAATCCTTCTTTGCATCCTCTATGACTTCTGGAGTCTGATAGGCTTCTAATTGTATTACTTCCAGGCTATTCATAAACTAGATAGTCATTTGTCGAGCTTGTTTCAAAAGTGAATTGTCCTGTGTTGACTGAATAGCTAGAAGCTGTCTGATCTGTCACAAAGAGCTTTTCTCTGTAGATCACTTTTGATGTTGCTGTGTCTGTTATTTTTAAAATGTAGCTCATGTCTTTGTTTGCATCAAAGCCAAATGTTGCTGTGTGTGTTCTATAGTAGTCAACCTCAGCAAAACTTGTTGCTGTCTGATTGTAGGTCTCTGTGTTGTTTGTCTCATTTGTGATTTGCACCCTGTAGGTAGTTGATCCTGTTGAGTCATAGCTCCTAGGGACAAAGTTGATTGTGTGAGAAGATGATGATCTGTCCAGGATTGTCATTTGCTTGTTTTGTAAATAGCTTTGTTTGTTTTTATTCTACCTATGGTCTCCAGAACTTCAACTCCAGAGTCACCGATCTCTTTTTTCAGTTGTGCTTTGCTGATCTCAGAAAACTCTGAGCTGTCAAAAGGCTTTTTAAATGCCTTAAATGTTTTTGTCTTTTTTGCCATTGTGTTTGTTTTTATGTGTTTGAAGGGGAGGTCTTAAATAGAACACTCCCCAAACAAAACACAAAGAGAATTTTTAGCTGTTTGTTCCTACAGTAATTGTCTCAGTAAATGAA